TGGGGAGGACTTAAAAAGAAGGATGGTAAATGGTATTCTTCTGCTAATACTGTTGTTCCTAGTGAAAAGGTTCAGGAATATCCTGAAGGATTTAGAGGATATTATGGTTTTGAAAAATATACAGACGAGCAAATAGAATCTGTTAGACAATTGCTTGTATTTTGGAATAAGACTTATGGAATTCCTCTAGACTATAATGAGGATATGTGGGATTTGTGTTATGATGCATTAGCTGGTAAATCAGGAGTGTTTACACATACAAGTTATAGATCTGATAAATCTGACTGTCATCCACAGCCTGAATTAATTGAAATGCTTAATAACTTGTAGTATGGATAATTCTGATTTAAGAAAGCAAATAAAATACCTAAAATCTAAACTTACTGGGGATATGTTTAAGGATATGGAAATAAAGGATCAGATCCATAACCTTGAAATGAAGCTAAAGGGTATAAAGCCAACAGATTCTCATATAGACTGTATCGGTTGTGGTAGCTAGAAAATTATTATATTTGTTAAAAATATAATAAAATGAAATTAGAAGATAAAGAATTAGAGAAGTTAAGATCTCTTCATGAGGACATGATGTCCTCAAAGATTGAACTTTCAGAAACTGTTGTTGCTATAGAGACACTTTCGAGTAGAAAGTCTTCCCTTATCTCTAGATGCGAGATATCTCAAAGTGTTTTGGATGACTATCAAAAAGAGATAGTTGATAAGTATAGTCCAGACGCAGGAGTTAAGTTTCGTATAGATATGACAACTGGCGACTTAATATCTATAGATTGAGTGTAATAAGAAAAATATCTGTTGGCCCTGACTACAAGGATTCAATGCATTACATACTTGATTCTGGTTGCATAGGCGATTCTCATCGGATATATGAGATCAAGATGCGAGAGATTAATGAGTATGAGATATGGATAATCAATAAGAAAGATGAGATCCAGCTTTGGAAAAAGATAGTCAATCAGCCAGTTCAAATAGAATATCATATAGAGATATGAGGTCACCACATGGTTTTATAGTTTCCCCTTTAGGTGGAAAGCTATACAGCACAAAGACTTCATCTTCTAAGCTCGGTTTAAGCGTTTCTAATGGGATAGATGATGGTAAGTCTTCGAATAGGTTTGGAGTTGTTAAACTTCTTCCATCTTATTATAATGGTAGTATTAAGATTGGTGACACTGTTCTTGTTCATCATAATGTTTTCAGGAAGTATAATGATTATGATGGTATTGAGAGGTTTAGTGTCGATTTTTTTGAAGGGGAAGACTATCTAATAAAAGATGACCAGATATTTGCATATAGTGATGGGGATTCTTGGACAACTACTGGAGATAATATATTAGTTGAGCCATATGACCATGAACTGCATGGTCGTGTTGTGTATTCTAATGATAACGTAACTATTAAGCCAGGCGATGAGATCATTTTCACTCCAGAGAGTGAGTATGAGTTTTATATTGATGGTAATCTGTTTTATAAGATGACAACTGATGACGTATGCATGATAAAGTAAGAGATAGAAAAAACAAGCTTATAGATGCAGGCTATAAGGCTGTTGATGAGCTTATAAAGGTGGCTGGAGCTAAGATTATAAAATTTGATAACGATGACGACCTGGCAGCTGAAAAAATGAAGACCGCAGCACAGGCTAAGAAGATAGCTATAGAAGATGCTTTTGAGATATTGTCTAGAATCCAAAGAGAGGAGGAGTCTTTAGAGTCTGGTTCAAGTTCTGAATCTAATAAGGAGGTGAGTTTTGCAGAATCACGAGCAAGAAAATAAAAAGTGGGAGCCATTATATTATTCTAGCTCTAATTATATTCCTTCAGATGTATTAAAGAAGAGAAATAAAGATAAGTCCTGGAAATATGGATATGACGCTGACAACGACCTGATAATAATATCTAAGGATGGTACTGTTGGTGAGGTATACAATATTGAGGGGTTAAACATAGCACTTCCTAGTCAACCTAAAGATATTGATTCTGAAAATAATAGATGGGTTCCGCACGAAGTGCCGTCTGATCTAAAAAGAATAAAGTCTATATTTGATTGGAGGAATATGGATCGATCTTTTAAGGAAAGATATGCACCATATATAGAGCGAGAATTTGATAGAAGAGAGTTTGGGCATTGGTTTGTAAATAACGGGAAGCCAACATATGTAACAGGGCATCACTACATGTATCTTCAGCACACTAAGATTGATATTGGTCTTCCAGACTTTAGGGAGGCTAATAGAATTCTGTTTATATACTGGGAGGCCGCTAAGGCTGATCCAAGGTGTTTTGGTATAATTTATCTAAAGATTCGACGATCTGGCTTTTCTTTTATGGAGTCATCTGTTGGTGTTGATACCGCTACTCTAGCAAAAGACTCTAGAGTTGGTATACTTTCAAAGAGTGGGGGTGATGCTAAGAAAATGTTTACCGATAAGGTTGTTCCTATAGCATGGAACTATCCATTCTTCTTCAAACCAATGCAGTCTGGTATGGATAGACCTAAGACTGAATTGGTATATAGTCTTCCAGCAAAGAAGATTACTAAAAACAACATGCATGATGTTGATGATGATGAGGAAGGACTAAATACGTCAATAGACTGGAAAAATACTGATGACAACAGTTATGATGGGGAGAAATTGCTTTTGTTGCTACATGATGAGAGTGGCAAATGGGTTAAGCCTTTAAACATTAAAAATAACTGGAATGTTACTAAAACGTGTCTAAGGGTTGGTTCTAAAATTATTGGCAAGTGCATGATGGGATCAACATGTAATGCTCTTAATAAGGGTGGTCAACAGTTTAAAGAACTTTATGAGGCATCTGATCCAAGCAATAGATCTAAAAATGGTCAGACAAAGTCTGGTCTTTATAAGTTGTTCATACCTATGGAATGGAACTATGAGGGATTTATAGATCAGTATGGATTCCCAGTTTTTGAGACTCCAAAGGAGCCAGTTATTGGTATAGATGGTGAGATGATTACCATGGGAGTTATAGAGTATTGGGAAAATGAGTTGGAGGCATTAAAGGATGATCCAGATAAGTACAATGAATTCCTTAGACAGTTCCCTAGAAAGGAGTCTCATGCATTTAGAGATGAATCAAAGCAGTCTATATTTGACCTTACCAAGATATATGATCAGGTAGAGTATAATGATAATCTAGTTAAAGAGAGGGTTATAACTAGGGGTAGATTTGACTGGAAGAATGGTGAGAAGTTCTCTGAAGTAATATGGACTCCAGATCCTAGAGGTAGATTTTTTGTTTCATGGCTACCAGATAGCTCAATGAGAAACAATGTGGTTGTTAGAAATGGTTCTAAATACCCAGGCAATGAAGAGCTTGGAGCTTTTGGTTGTGACTCATATGATATTAGTGGTGTGGTTCACGGTTCTGGATCGAAGGGATCTATACATGGTCTTACTAAGTTTAATATGCAGGGTGTACCTAGTAATTTGTTTTTTTTAGAGTATATAGACAGGCCTAATATGGCTGAAGACTTCTTCGATGACGTTGTAAAGGCAATCCATTTTTACGGTATGCCTATACTTGTAGAGAATAACAAGCCTGCATTGTTGAGATATATGAAGAATAACGGATACAGGAAGTTCTCAATGAACAGACCTGACAAGCCTATAGCTAAACTATCGAAGGGTGAGAAGGAGTTAGGTGGTATACCAAATACTTCTGAAGACGTTAAACAGACACATGCCGATATGATTGATAGCTACATAAAGATGTATGTTGGATACGATCGTAGTGGTGAGTACAGGGAGCCAGGTGAGATAGGTGATATGTATTTTAATAGAACTCTTCTAGATTGGGCAGGATTCGATATAAATAACAGAACTAAGAACGATGCATCAATGAGTTCTGGCCTTGCTATAATGGCTACTAGAAAGCATAAATTGATACCAAATAGAGAAAATTCAAAAATTACCTTTAATTTTGTAAGATACAAGAATTGATTATCCTATAATGTCTATAAAAAACACTTCAATAATTCCAGCTCAAAAGTTTCCTGACCACCTGGCTTCAGACTTGGAAAAGGATACGTATGAATACGGCTTAAAGGTGGCTCAAGCTATACAGTACGAATGGTTTGATAGAAATCGTCACGGATGTAGATTCTTCGATAGAATGAACGATTTCTATATGCGAAGATTGTACTCTAGAGGTGAACAGCCTGTTCATAAATATAAGGACTGGATGAAGATTAATGGCGATCTATCATTATTAAACCTAAATTGGGATGCAATACCAGTAATGCCTAAGTTTATAGATATTATATCCAATAAGCTTGGAGAGAGAATGTTTGCCCCAAAGGCTTATGCACATGATGCCGCTGTTTCAAATCAGCGTGCAGAGTATCAGAGACAGCTAGAGGTTGATATGGCTTCTAGAGAGTTCTTGCAGAAGGTTCAAAGTCAGGCTGGAATAAATGCATACAGTGTAGATCCTAAAGATATACCAGAAAGTGATGAAGAGCTTGAGTTGCATATGCAGCTAAAGTTTAAACCTAGAGTTGAGATGGCTGCAGAAGTTGCTATATCTAACATTCTTGACCTTAATGATTACAACGAGATACTTGACAGATATAAGCGAGATATCATAGAGTTGGGTATGGGGGTTATGAGACATGAGTATGTACCTGGAAGTGGTATTCGTATTAAGTATGTAGACCCAGAGTTTGTTGTACATAGCCCTACGGATGATCCTCACTTTAATGATGTATTTTACTGGGGTGAAATAAAGCAGATACCTATAACTGAATTGCTTAGAATTAATCCTAATCTAACTAACGAAGAGATTGAGGAGATATCAAAGTGTAGTAAGTCTTGGATCGATGAATTTAGAATTAAGTATCCATACTATCCTAGCGTCTTTGAGAATGACGTTGTTAACGTAATGTACTTCAGTTACAAGACTACTAGAAACTTTGTTTACAAGAAGAAGTTGTTAGCTAATGGTGGCGAGAGAGTAATCCAAAAGGATGACCAATTTAATCCGCCAGAAGAGATGCAAGACATGTTTGTCAAGCTGGACAAGAAAGAGGAGTGCTGGTATTCTGGCGTATTGGTTCTAGGTTCTGATAAACTATTGAGTTGGGAGCTTGAAAAGAATATGGTTAAGCCTAATTCTGAGATTCAGAAAGCTTACCCTGTTTGGATCGCTGAAGCTCCTAGCATATATAGAGGCAGAATCGATTCTACTACATCTAGAGCCATGCCTTATGTTGATCAGTTCATGCTTGCACATTACAAGCTTCAGCAGGTAGCCCAAAAGATAAATCCAGACGGTGTATTTATAGATGCTGACGGTATAAATGAGGTAGACCTTGGAAACGGTTCAAAGTATAGCCCACAAGATGCCCTTAACTTATTCTGGGCTACAGGTTCTGTGGTTGGTAGAAGTTATACTGTTGATGGAGAATACAATCAAGGTAAAATGCCTATTCAGGAGATCAATAACAATACTGGTCAGGCTAAGATGGGTGCTATCATTAACTTGATGAATTACTATCTTGAGCAGATCAGAGAGGTTATAGGTGTTCCTAGAGGTGCTGATGCTTCTACTCCAGACCCAGACTCATTAGTTGGGATTCAGAAGTTAGCTTCACTAAACTCTGCAATGGCCACTAAGCATATACTTAACGCATGTAAATTTGCTACAGAGAGACTTTGTGAGGGTATAATGATCCGTATAAGTGATGTTATACAGTATGCTCCAGAGAGAGAGGAGTTTGCCAATATGATAGGTAAGTATAATCTAGATATCCTAGAGTCGATAATGGATCTTCACTTGCACTCGTTTGGTATTTATATCGAGGTATCTCCAGATGAGGAAGAGAAGGCTCAGCTTGAGGCTAACATTCAAATGGCTTTATCTAGAGATCAGATAAGTTTAGATGATGCTATAGATATTAGGAATATAAGAAATATTAGGATTGCAAATGAACTTCTGAAACTGAAAAGAAAGAAGAAGGAGAGAGCTGACCAAGAAAGAAAGATGCAGGAGATGCAGATGCAGGCGCAGAATAATATGCAATCACAGCAGGCAGCTGCTCAGGCTAAGATGGAGCAAATCCAAGCTGAAACTCAATCTAAAATATCTATCAAACAAGCTGAGGCAGATGTTGAGATGAGAAAGCTTGAGTTTGAAGCATCTCTTAAGCAAGTCTTGATGGATAAAGAGTTCCAGTTGAATATGCAGCTTAGGGGTATTGAGGTTGAGGCTATAAAGAGTAGAGAGTCGTACAAGGAGGATAGAAAAGACGAAAGAACTAAGATACAAGCTAATCAACAATCTAAAATGATTCAACAAAGACAGATGGGAACTCCTCCTGTAAACTTTGAATCGAACGAGGATACCCTTGATGGGTTTGGGCTAGAAGAATTTAGTCCAAAATAATTTATAAATTTGCAACAATTAAATTAAATTAAAATACAGATGAGTGATATTAAGATTAAAATCGATGATGAATCTAACGAGGTGAAATCGGTAAGTGATATTGAGAAAGAGGTTATAAACAACTATAGAGAAGAGAATGGAAAGGATCCTATAGATAGTGATCCAGATGTAGTAAAAATGGTCATTCCAACTGATAATGTTGAATCTATAGAAGGAGATAATAATAAAGATAAAACTACTGATACTAATGAAGAGATTGATCAAGCGCAAGTTGAAGAAGTTGAATATCCATCGTACAATGAGGATGGTGATATTGTTCTAAATGAAGAGCAAGTATATAAATTCTTGTCAGCTAAGATTGGTCGAGAGGTTGAGTCTATCGAAGATCTAGTTAAAGAGAAGGATGTTGAGCTTGATGAGGACGTTGCTGCTTACCAGAAGTATAAGCAGGAAACTGGTAGAAGTATAAGCGACTACATTGAGCTGAATAAAGATTATGACAGTATCGATGATTCTGAGGTTGTAAAGATGTACATGAAAGAAACCTTAGAAGGATTTGATTCTGATGATATAGATTGGAAATTTAACTCTAACTATGGATACGATGAGTACGAAGAAGAAAGTACTATTCGTGGAAAGAGATTAGAGTTAAAGCAGGCGGCAATTGAGGCTCGTAAGCATTTTAATCAACAGAAGGAGCAATACAAAATTCCTCTTGAGTCAAGAACGAATTTTATTCCTGAAGAAGAGCGAGAGGCTTACAGTAAGTTTAAAGAGCAGTCTGCTAAAATGAGTGAGCAAGCTGAAATCTACAGGAAGAAGCAGGAGGTTTTCTCTGAAAAGTCTAGAAATCTGTTCAACGAAAAATTCGAAGGTTTCGAATTTAAAACTGGTGATCAGAACTACACTTACAAACCTGGAGATAAGGAGTCAATCATGAAATCTCAGATGGATGTGACAAACTTTTTGAATAAGCATCTTGATGATAATGGCTTTTTGAAAGACGCTGCAGCTTATCACAAAGCACTGTCTGTGGCGATGAACCCAGATTCGTTCTTTGAGTATGCATATGAGCTAGGAAAGGCTTCAGCTATAGAAGATTCTGTTAAGACTTCTAAGAATATAGACATGGAACCTAGAAAAGCTTCTAGTGTACGAACGACATCTGGCTTGAAAGTTACGGACGCTAACGCAAACAGAACATCTGGATTGCGTATTAGAAAACGTAAATAATAACTTTAAAAATTAGAAAAAATGGCTGGATCATTTTCATTACCAGTAGGTGGATATACATTAACTCCATCTTCTACAAAGGCAGCTTTGCCTACAAACTATTTGGCTTCGAACCAATTTGATTTCCTTAACCAATACCTTCCAGATACAGTGAAGGATGATTTCGAGGTTTACGGTAACCGTTCAATCTCTTCATTCCTTCGTTTGGTAGGTGCTGAGGAGCCTTCTGCTTCTGACCTTATCAAGTGGTCTGAGCAAGGTCGTCTTCACACTAAGTATGAGGGTGTTGAGGTAACTGCAGCAGTATCTTCAGGTACACAAACATTCGACAATGGAACTGCCTTTTGTGTATTCCGTGTTGGTCAGGTTGTATTACTTTCTTCTGCTAGTGATAACAAGTCTGAAAAGGCTTATATTACTGCTGTTTCTGGAGGTACATTTAATGTTGCTTACTATAATGCAACTGCTCCTGGATTTACTGACGGTATCACTGATGTTATCGCTTTCGTTTATGGATCTGAATTCCAGAAAGGTGACACAGGGATGGAAGGTTCTCTAGAGGCTGAGTCTGAAATCCGTGAAGTAAAACCTGTAATCATCAAGGATCGTTACGCTGTTTCTGGATCAGATATGGCACAGATCGGATGGATTGAGGTTGAAGGTTCTGCTGGAACTGGTTACCTATGGTATCTTCGTTCTGAGCACGAGACTCGTATGCGATTTGATGACTACCTTGAGATGATGATGGTTGAACACGTTCCAACTGATCCGGGGTCAGGTGTTGCTGCTACAGGTTTAGGTGCTACTTCAGGAACTCAAGGATTCTTCGACGCTGTTGAAGACGGAGGTAACGTTTGGTCTGGTGGTAACCCATCAACAATCGCTGACTTTGATGCTATCCTTAAGCGTCTTGACAAGAATGCTGCTATCCAGCAAAATGTTTTGTTTGTTGAGCGTGATTTCGCTATCGATATAGACGACATGCTTGCTGCACAGAACTCTTACGGAGTTGGTGGTACTTCTTACGGAATGTTCGACAACGATGAGGATATGGCTATCAACCTTGGATTTGATGGTTTCCGTCGTGGATCTTACGATTTCTACAAAACTGACTGGAAATACTTAAATGATGCTTCTACTCGTGGAGGTATTGTTGGAGGTAAAGTTAACGGGGTACTTGTACCTGCAGGTGAGATGAGCGTTTATGACCAAGTTCTTGGTTCAAAAATGAAGCGTCCATTCCTACACGTACGTTACCGTGTTGCTCCAAACGGTGCTGAGGATCGTCGATACAAAACATGGATCACAGGTGGTGCTGGAGGTGCTATGACTAGCGACCTTGATGCAATGGAGGTTAACTTCCTTTCTGAGCGTGCTCTATGTACAGTTGGTCGAAACAACTTCGTATTGTTCAAAGACTAATAACCCTTAATAAACAAATCTGGGAGGGATTAAGTTCTCTCCCAGTTTTTACTAAATTTATAATAAAATTAAATCAAAACAAATGAAAGATAATTTTCTTTACTATCAATTAATGCGTGATCACAGAGCTATGTCTGTTATGATTGCGACAAAACACAGTAGAAGCAAGGCTTTACTGTTTGAAGATCCTGAGACAAAACGAACCAGAGCACTTAGATATGCATCAAATAAAGAGAGTATATTTGAGGATGAGCAGGAGGGACATGTCATACTTGAGCCAATTATTTTTGAGGATGGAGTTCTAAAGGTTGACAAAAAGCGTCATAATCTCGTTAAGTTTCTAGAGCATCATCCAGATAATGCTAGTAATGGCGGCTCTTTGTTTAAACTAAGAGACTTTGAGGCTGAGGCTGAGGATACTGAAAGAATGCTTGAGATTGAGTACAAAGCTCAAGATCTATCAAGAAAACTTACTGACGATCAATATAAGGCTATTCACCGAACGTTTAGCCGAGACACTAACAAGTTATATGCTAGCGAGATTCGAAAGGATGTAAAGCTATTTGCAAGAAACAACCCTGTTGACTTCCTAGACATGATTGAGGATCCTTCCATAGAGATGAATAATATTGTGGCTACTGCTATCGATGAAAATCTAGTAACGTTTAGGCGTAATAATAAGGAGATCTTTTTCAATTTGAAAGGCAACAAGAGGATGATCACCAGAGTGCCTGAAGGTGTAAACCATATACAGCACTTCCAAGAATACCTTAATTCTAATGATGGATTGGAAGATTTTAAAGCTTTAGAGGAGGCAGTTTCTGAGTTATAATCTTTTTCTATGTTGTGTGTCTTAGGGAGATTCTATTTTAGTATCTCCCTTTTTCTTATCTTTGTGTAAACTTTCCTTATGATTAATGACGTAAGAAATACGGTCTTACATATTCTAAACAAGGATAACAATGGTTATGTTACTCCTGAAGAATTCAACATGTATGCAAAGCAAGCTCAATTAACATTGTTTGAGCAATACTTCCATGACTACAGCCGTGCAGTTTATAAGAGAAACACTAGAAGACATCAATCTGGATACGGAGATGTACCTAAAAAGCTTGAAGAGGTTATAGGGTCGTTCTATGCTGAAGACTCATTACCTTACTCACCGAGTACTACTAAATTTATACTACCATCTGATTCTTACTGGTCTAAGAATATTATCTATGATGGTACTGTTGAGGTGGAGACGGTTACAGCGGCTAAGGCTTTGCAGATGAACCTATTATTGGATGCATCACCTTCAGAAGATTATCCTGTTTGTGTTGTATTTGATAATGATAATACTATTGATGTTGTTCCTGTTAACTATCAGGATTCAAATAAATCAATAAGAGTATATCCTTCATCGATAGTTAGTAACGTTCAGTGTCAGTACATAAGATACCCTAAAGATCCTAAGTGGACTTATTCGTCTTTATCTGGTGGAGAGCCTGTATTTGATCAGTCTGCAACAGATTACCAAGACTTTGAGTTGCCTTTAGATGATATGGATAACTTGGTAGACTTGATACTATTGTATGCTGGAACTCAAATAAGAGATAACGCTGTCGCGAGTGCGGCTAACAGAAATATAACTACTGAGAAACAACTTGAGCAATAATGCCTTACTTAACTAATTACCAATACTACCTAAACGGTGGTTCAGCTCCAACAAACGCAAACCACGGATCGTATCAATACGTTTCAGTGAAAGATGTTGTTAATAATTACATGTTCGCCTATGTTGGTCAGGATAAGATTGTTGATAACGTAGATAGGTCTTTGGTTCGATTCCACGCTAAGCAGTGCATTAAGGAGTTAAACTACGATGCATTGAAAGAGATAAAGGTTCTTGAGGCAATAGTTGGTGATGACCTTAAGCTAGTAATGCCATATGACTATGTTGACTATATTCGAATGTCACTACTTCAAGACGGGACGTTGTACCCACTTGTAGAGAATTCTACTGAGATGTCTGCTAAAGCTTATCTATACGATAACAATGACGATCTTCAGTTTGATATGGATGGTAATGTTTTATACGCTCCTATATCTGATCTTGATCAGGCTAGAATTGATGGGACATCTACTTCGAATATAAACGACTTTTCTGCTGATTGCTGCTACTACTATGTTGGCCAGAGATATGGGGACGATCCAAGTCAGATGAATGTCAATCCTAAGTTTCGTGTGAATAGAAGAGCAGGTGTTATTGACTTTGATTCGTCTATGTCTGGTCAGAAGATAGTGATAGAGTATGTATCCGATGGTATGGAGGGCGGTGTTGACTCAGAGATAATGATTAACAAATTCTTTGAGAAGTATATATACGCATATATCACTTACTCTTTGCTAGATAGTAAAGTGGACATACCACTGATGAGAATAGAGAACGCCAGGAAGAGCATGAGGGCACTTTATAGAAATGCCAGAATCAGAATAAATAAAATGAACCCAGCTGATCTTTTGATGACACTTAGAGGTCAGCAAAAATGGATTAAATAATGGCTAGAAGTATAAGAACTTTCTCATCTGCCATGATGAACAAGGATCTAGATGAACGCCTTGTTCCTAGAGGTCAATATAGAGATGCCTTAAACATAGACGTATCTAGTGGTGATGACTCTAACTCAGGAACCGCTAGAAACAAAAAAGGTAATACAAAAGTACAAGACTTGTCTTCTGTTTGTGGATACCCAGTAGATAGTTCATTTAGAACTATTGGGGCTATACCAGTTGAGGCTGAAAGAAAGATATACTACTTAGTTTCATCAGACTATTTTGATGGAGTATTTGAATATAATGAGATTTCAGATACTATAACAAGAGTTCTTCAATCTAATAAGGCAACTCCTACTACTCCTAGCAAATTGAATTTCAACCCTGACTATTATGTTACGGGGTTTAATTATATCGATGGCTTGTTATTTTGGACAGACAATTATAATGAGCCTTTTGGTGGTAATATTTCTAGATGGAAGTCTTACTCTATAGATGATCTTAGGATAGATGATGATATTAGAGTTATAAAAGCTCCTCCAATGAATGCCCCTACTATATACTTGACGCAGGAGCAGGACGAAGAGAATAACATTGAAAAAAGATTTATTCAGTTTGCTTACAGATATAAATATGTTGATAACCAATATAGTTCGCTTTCTCCATTTTCTGGAGTTTCTTTTGATCCTGGTAATTTTCAGATTGATTATGCTGCAGGAAATAATAAAGCAATGGCTAACACGAAGAACGAAGTCGAGGTAACATTCGAGACGGGTAATAGATTCGTTAAGTCGATACAATTGGTTTTTAGAGATTCAAAAAATCTCAACGTAGTGGTAGTCGAGGAGTTTAAGAAAGATGTATTAAACATAGATAACAACTATTCGTATAAATATAAATTTGCAAATAATAAGACATATACTGTTCTTAGTTCAGATCAGTTAACTAGATTATTTGACAACGTACCTTTAAAGGCTAAATCTCAAGATATTATTGAGCGAAGGTTGGTATATGGTAACTATACTCAGTTTTATGATGTGGTTAATGAGCAAGGGATTGACCTTCCTATAAAACATAATGTTAGATATATAAGTTCTAGTATAGAGGATAATAACGGTAAGAGAACATTCCGTTCGGATAGAGATTACGAGATTGGTGTTGTTTATGGCGATAACTACGGTAGACTTACTACAGTTTTGACTACTCCATCAAATTCGACTAACTCAACATATGGTGGCACTGTATATATAAAACCAGAGAATAGTATACACGCAAATAGTATAGTTTTAGAGATTGATAATGAGCCTCCAATCTTTGCTACACACTACAGGGTTGTGATAAAACAATCAAAATCTCAGTACTATAATGTGTTTCCAATATTATACTACTCTCAAGGTGTGTATCGCTACTTCCTAATAAATCAATCAGATGTTGATAAGATAAAAGTTGGTGAATATATAATATTTAAGTCAAATGCTGACGGGCCAACATTATCTAACAAGAAGTATAAGGTATTAGAAATAGATGTTAAAGCTAAGGATTTTCTTGATAATGGATCGTATCAATCACCAGGTGTTTATTTTAAAGTTAAGGTTGATGGAGGCGATTTTCCTCAGTCTTCGATTCAATATTATTCAGGTTCATCTTATGGGGCAAATGATACTACACCACTTTCTAATATTTCAGTACTTAACTGTAATCAAGACTCATTTTTCCCAATTGATGGATACTTTAAATGTACAGAGAGCCCAGTATTCTACGGGTCTAGTTCTAATGGAAGCTCGTTAAGCATATCAAATAACTGGGAGTATCTCGGAATTGATGACTTGAGGGTTGTATTGGAGATATATGACATTCTATCTGGTTCCGCAAGGTTCAGGTATAGGTTTGTTGGGACTAATTTCACAGCTTCTACCTTAAGTTCATGGTCTTCTCCACAAGTGATAACACCAAACACTAATATTCCTATACAATCTGGTAATGGTACTATACTTTTTAATGTACAATTTTCTACAGCAACGGGGTATAATATAGGAGACTCTTGGAGAATAAATTGTCGAGGAGATATTAATAATAGTGGTGCTCAAAATGTATTTGGAGGAAGGCTGAAGTTATTGACATCAAAAGGAACAGGATTACCAACTGGGGATAATCATGGTGGGTTTGCAATAGTTCCAGACGATAGTTTTACGCAACAAATAAATGCAGGTGCTCAGATAAAATTATGGATATATCAAGATAATCCTAGTACGTCATTCCCAGATCAATCTCCTCACTCTATGACGTTTTACTCATCAAGACAATATGAAAACATAGAGGAGTGGTTCTTTGAAGATGAGATATATACTCAATGGACTCAGGTAGCTGGGAATACTGGGTTACCAACAGGTGCAGCGTCAATATATTTTAGGAGAGGGTCTAATTGGGGCCTTTACACAGTTAGTACTGGCTATAAGGTTAACACAATAAATCAAGGAGGATCTCCTAATTCATCGACAGTAAATTATCCTGTCAAAATGATTATACGTGGATACAATACAAATGATGGTTGCGATCAGAACAAATTTATAGTAAATTTTTACGTCACTCAACTTGACGGTGCAGTGATAGCCGAAACGGAGCCAATCGATTCAGATCAAGAGATATTCCATGAAATAACAGACACGTATCCAATTGAAGATGGGTTGCATAAAGTTCAATGGAAATATGATGATTTTGAGTTTGATTCTGGCAACACAAAACTTGTTCAACTTACACCTACTAGACCTCATAAATTTAAAATAGGAGATAGAGTTGTGGTAGATCACTCAGTGTCAGCATCGATTCATGTTCAGTCTGGAACATATACAGTAGTAAATGTGCCTGACGCTTACGGGATTACATTGGATATTCCTTGGGTATCTGCTGGTACGGCTGAAGGTGGTAAAATATCTCTAGAGCATCAGACATTATATGGTACAGAATTGGAATTAGATCAGACATCTACCACTCCAGCGGTGATCGTGATAGGCCACCCTGACAATCCTAACAATACTCATAATGCCTTTTCTTTTGGAAATGGTCTTGAATCTAACAGGATTTTAGATGACTTTAATGAGACTACAATAGAATATTCTCCAAGAGTTATGACTACCGTTGATACTTACGAAGAGGAGGTTAAGAAATCATCTCTTTGTTATAGTAATATATATAGAGGTGAGTCGTCTGTAAATAGACTTAATGAATTCAACCTATCTGCTTCTAACTTCAAGAATTTAGATGTTGAATTTGGATCTATACAGAAGCTTCACGCAAGAGACACTGATTTACTTGTATTCCAAGAGAATAAGGTTAGCAAGGTTTTATATGGAAAGAACTTACTTTCTGACGCTATAGGAGGAGGAACTATTACATCTGTGCCGCAGGTTTTAGGCACTCAGGTTCCTTATGCTGGAGAATGGGGAATAAGCACTAATCCTGAAAGCTTTGCTAGATGGGCTAATGAAATCTTCTTCACAGACACTAGAAGAGGTGAGGTATTAAAGATGACAACTGGAGGTATTGTTCCAATAGTTGATGGAATGTCTGATTACTTTAGAGATTTATTCATGGATAATCCTAACACGATGAAGATAGGTATATACGATCCATACAACGATCAGTATATACTGGCATCGAACGATAACACATCGAATCCTTGTGATCTTTATCTAGATAGACAGTGGAGAAACTACGATATCGGCGGTGCTTCAGACACTCCAGGAACGATCAGTAATAATGTTCCAGACTTTACAATATATAGCAATACTGAATGGACTATAAGCGTTTCGTATAGCTCTGGTTCTGGTTGGGTTACTGGATATCCTCAGTCTGGAAGCGGAAATCAGGATGTATATCTAGGTCTTGGATACAACTCGTCTGGATCTAATAGAACTGCTATTTTAACAATAACTTACTGTGGTGGACTGACAAAAACATTTAATATATACCAGTCAATAGGCAAAGATGGAGAAGTTATAATGATTATATACGACACAGTAGACCCAGATATTAAAACTACTTTATAATGGCTAAGATAAAAACGAATCAATCATACGTATATACTGGAAGTACCGAGTATAGCTTTGATAATAGAACTATTGACCCAGTTAATGGTAACATATTCTACAAGGCTGTTAACGGGACAGGTGGTCTTGATCAGATGCCTTATGATGGTGCAACAGTGACAATGAAGTCTAACGAGATTGGAGTAGATCCTGAGGTGGTAGACTTTGATCCATCGCTTAACAATTCGTTTTACTATCTGGTAACAGATGAGCTGTATACACAGTCGGATAAAGAGCTGATTTTGTCTCAAGCTACAAAAGTACCTGCTACACTTGTTTCGGGAAGATATGAGGCAAGCTTTGTTTTTTCGAACCCTAATAATTACAGTAGACTATACCTTATATGGGACTACACAAACAGCTCTGGTGCTGGGGCATTCTCTTATTCTGGGGGTGAAACTGTCAAGAATATCGATTTAGATTTAGGTTCTGATGTCGGAATTACCGATATACCATACGATGTGACCGATACTCCTGCTAGGATATTGATTTACAATGGATCTACTATTGTAGCTGATACTGGATATATAGGGCTCAATACTACTGCAAATTACAATGCGTTAATTAGTGCAGGTGTTAGTGATGATGATATAAGTTTAGTTTCACCATACGATGGTCTTACAAACAATGGTGCTGGTGTTATTAGGTTCAAGAAGTTATCATCATCTGGAACATATAAAGCTAAGATAATCTCTCCATTGGCATCAACGTCTTGGGCTGTGAAGATTAATGACGTATTCTTAAGACCATTCTATATAGATACAACAAACGGTGATTCGGATACGGTTTGTTCTCAATGTCCTACTACTCAGTACTACCATAATGGGTCGAATACACTGCCAGAGCTAGGTGATAGAATATATACAGTTTCTGATGGTTCTGTTATTTATGATGGTGAATCTGCATATCACTTGATAGACGATGTTACCTGTCCTGGTGCTCCACTCGCTGACGCTCAATATATCGTTGTGGATAGCAGTGGTAATGTAACAGCAAAGGGTGAGTGTAACTGTACTGAATTCTCGGTTCCATTTATAAGTCAGAGTGACGTTGTTTTTCAAACAAATAGAGCTGTTAGTTTTGGTTTATCGGCTGCGAACAACCCAACATCATGGTCTATATCTTCCTCTTGCAAGACATATTCGCTTAATGGCGGTACATTTGGGTCAGTTTTTACAGGTACTGATTGCGATGGTAATGGCGTTACTGAGACTATTGGGGCAGGAGCAACTTATGAGATCTGTCTATCTGCTGCGCCAACGGTTGTTAGTGGTAATGGTTCAGCTACAGAGATAGGTGTGTGTCAAGATGTGGTGCTTCCTGAAGGTTTAACATTCAATTATACTAATGGTTTTATATCTGGAATTCCAACTAGTTCTGGAGAGTTTAATGTAACATTAACTGCAACGAACTGTTTTGGAGAGAGCGATCCTAAGACTATAAAGATTACAGCGGCATCAGAGTCACCGCTAAAGCCTTTTGCTATAGCTAGTGATGAGCCAATGGATACTGGAGACGCTGCTTGCGCACTACTAGCGTCATCATTGAGTGTGATGTATCATAATGGATTAAATAGGGTTCCAGAAGTAAACGATATTGTTTATTCTGACACGTATGGTTCTGTTCGATTCCCTGGTCATAAGTACTGGTATTACATTGCCAACTCAACATATTCAATACAGATAGATGATTTAGGTGTGGTTATAGCTAAGAATGAATGTCCTTCTTCTACAACTACGACTACTACTACAACGACTACTACAACTACGACAACTCTTCCAGTTGGAGATTATTATACGGCTACACTTTGTTCGGATGGAACGACCAGTGCAGTGTTATTTGATACAACAACTACTGGTATTATAGGTGGTGATGTCGTTAAAACTACTGACGGAAACTGTTGGACTATATCTTCATCAACAACTGCATCGTATCCGTACTATTCTATAGAGAACCCAGTGGTTACTTATGCTGATTGCGATACATGTTTAAATGTAACTACGACTACTACTACAACTACAACGACAACAGCTAAACCAATAACCGCTTACGACATGGATGAGACGGAGTTTAGCTCTGCTGCCGATGCGTGTGCAAACGGAACAACACCTTATGATACATACTATCACGATGGGGTTGGCACATATCCAGAGGAGGGTGATTTTATTTACACAGATGCTGCAGGTACAACCTATTTTAATGGACTAAACAAGTGGTACTGCTTAGATACTAATGGTGACGGATCTTGTGATTTTGCACTGTTGATATCATCTAGAGGACTACTGCTATCTAAGGTTGACTGTACAACGATAACTACAACAACGACAACCACTCTAGCCACTACATATTATGACGCAACACCTTGCTATGGTGTTGGTACAGTAGTGTTAAAGTATATCGGAACTAGTACATTTATGAACGGTGATGTTGTTGAGGGTGCTAACGGTCTTTGCTATACGATTGATGCCGTTTCTGGAAGTACTACTGAGATCACTACAATAGAGTTCTTGTATGATAGCTGTGTAGATTGCGCTGGCGTAACGACTACTACAACTAGTACTACGACAACCACAACGACTACTACGACAACTACTACGACAACTACGACAATAGGTACTGTTAGAGTATTGTTGAGATATAGCTCTAATGCAGTTAACTCATGTTATGCAGATATAGCGTCTTATTATATAGATGGCCCTGTTGGAGATCCTTCATCTAAGATATACACAGATTCCTCAGGTACAGCAATTGCACGTAGTGGATGGTACAAGTATACTGCCTCTTCAGAGTCATTTGAATGGGATGCAGGGCTTGAGTTGTGGGGAGGAACGAATAGTTGTATTTAAATAAAATAAAATGAAGTTTAAGTTTATTAGTGCACAGCCAGCGACTGACTACTACGCATGGCAAGTAGAGGTTTACCTATATAATTTTATTAGCCTAGGTTATAGTGAAACAGATATAGATGTGGTTTGCTCTATACAGAGGGACAGTATTCCAGATTCGTGGATGAAATTGGTTTCGAAGCATCCAATGGTTCGTTTCTCGTTTTATATAGATAACGATCCAAACAGAAACTATCTACCTGCTGTCCAAGCTCATATACTGAAGCATCACTTTTTAAGATACAGGGAGTTAGAGGATTATGCTATATTCTTCCATGACTGCGATTTTGTGTTTACTAAACACTTTGATTTTCAGCCGTACCTAAATGATGATAATTGGTACTTCTCTAACGTGGATCACTATATAGGTGCAGATTATCTAGAGAGTAAAGGGTATAAGAAGGGTGATAAGAGCATAATGCTTTTAGATATGATGGCTAAGGTTGTTGGTATTTGTGCATGTAAGATTAGAGCTAATCGAGGCAGAGCAGGTGGCGCGCAGAAGTTAATGAAGAAAGTGACTAGTGAATACTGGAAAGAAGTTGAAGAAGACTCTATAAACCTGTATAACTGGTTGCTACAAAATAAAGATGATTATGGTGATTCAGATGTGAACGATATACAGATATGGACTGCGTCTATGTGGAGTGAGTTATGGAATGCATGGAAGCGAGGTAAGAATGTAATGACTCCAAAGGAGTTCGATTTTTGCTGGGCTACAGACCATGAGAGTAAGTGGTACGATAAGAGTTTTTTTCATAATGCTGGGGTAGTTGATAACAAGTCTGGAATGTTTTTTAAGTCATCATACGTCACAAAACTACCATATAACGAGGATTTAGATATAGACCCCAACAGGTGCTCTAAGATGTATTACGACATTGTAAAAAATGTAGGAGAAAATTCAGTACTTTTGTAATATGGCTGAGGTTACTTTAGGATATAATATTGCTACCGCTGGGTGGAGTTCAAGATTTTCTTTCTTACCTGATTGGGGTGTTCATTTGAATAACTCCATGTATACATTTAAGAATGGAGAGCTATACAAGCATGATACAAATCCTACTAGGAATGCTTTTTATTGGAACTATGCTATTCAAGACTATTATACTTATCCATCTGAGATAACTCTAGTAATGAATGACTCTCCTGTCGATACCAAAGACTTTAGAACTATAGCTTTGGATAGTAATGCTACTTGGGATGTAACTGTAGACACTGACATGGATAGTGGAATGATAGATAGAGATTACTTCAAAGACAAGGAGGGTAACTTTTACGCATACATAAGAAGAAATCCTAACACTATAGACTTCAAAGCTACATCAACTCAAGGTGTTGGTAAGCTTGGATCTATTTCTGGTAACGACTTAAACTTCTCGTTTAATATCTCGTCTCAAATATCTGTAGGTGATAAGGTATACTTTGCGTCTGGAGCATCATTCAATTTGATTGGGACTATTGCTGGTTACGATAACAATACAATAACTGTTTCATCTGTAACAATTACACCGTCTCCTGGGGATATGATAGTAGTTATTAAAGACAGTACTGCCGAGTCTTATGGTGCGAGAGGATACTATATGGATGTGTCTATACAAAACAATGACACACAATTAGTTGAAATTTTCTCTATATCTTCTGAATATTCTCAAAGTATGCCATAATTTATTTATCTTTGCGTAATATGGTTGTTAGAAAATTGAATGATCAAGACTACCAAGAAACGCTTGTAAAATGGTGGAAAGATTGGGGATGGGACGCACCAGCTCCTTTTGCTTTACCAGATAATGGTACTGGTGGTCTCATGGTAATGTCTAGCGATAAGCCTGTTTGTGCTGGGTTTCTATATGAAACTAATAGCTCGATGGCTTGGTGTGAATTTATAATTTCTGATAAGGATTATAAAGGTGATGATAGATCTGATGCAATCCTAATGCTTATAAAGGGGTTGTCTTCTATGGCTATAGATAAGGGGTTCACATTCATCTTTACAAGTTTTCAGGGCAATCCTGGACTAGAAGCAAAGTATAAACAGTGTGGGTTCTTAGAATCTGATAAGAACTGCACTCAAATGATAAAGGTATTATGGCAGCAATAACGTCAACTTTAGTTTCACTAGCAGGTATTGGTCTTAGTGTTGGTAAGGCTATCCAGGGTCAACAACAAGCTAAGGCAGCTAACGCAGCAGCGGAGGCAGCAGCAGCGACTATGGCTGGGCAGCAGGCTACAAATGAGATGGCAGCTCTTCAAACTCCAGATGTATCTTCACTAGCATTTCAAGAGGCTCAATCTCAAATTCAGATGCAGGTTCAGGCGTTACGAGATATGGGGCCTGAAGGCGCTGCTAATGTAGCTGGGATAACTGAAGCTGGAAGGAGGTCAGCACTTGAAGCTGCTCAAGCTCAAGGTATAGCAAAGCAAGCTACCCAAGAAAAGATATTGGCAGGAGAGCAAGCAAAAGAAGACGCTAATCTAGCTATGAGAAGGCAAGAGGCTACAATGAAGTTGGAAGGAGCAAGGGCAGCAGAGGCTGCTGGTAGAGAGCAGATGGTTGAAGGTATTGGGCAAGCTGTTTCGGGGTTAGGAGCTACCGCTGCTGAGTTTACGAAATATGGAGTAGCAAAAGGATTTATAGATCAGAAATTTGACGTTCTTAATGCTAGTTCTAGTGCTATCGGAGGAACTGGATCACTAAGAGAGATCGGTGGCGTACTATATGAGATTATGTCAGATGGTACTTTAAAGCCAAAACAATAATAAAAGAATAGATTATGTCAAGTTATATAGGTTTTGTTGCTCCAAAGAAAACAATAGACTGGTCTGAACTAGCTGGAGATGTTGTAGAGACATTTAGAGGAATAGAGGAGCAGAGGCTAAAAGAGCAGGAGAGGCTGACAAAGGTCTACCAAGACACTAAATTCAAGGTAGACAATATACAAATGGGTAAAAGCCCATCTGCAAATGAGCTACTTTTAGACGGGTCTACTCAGGCAAAGGAGAACATATATAATGCGTCTGTATTGTTGAAGAACGGACAGATGACTCCTAGAGAGTATAGAAACTTCATGAACAATACGAACGCATCGTTTGATGCTATGATAAACTCTGTAAAATCTTTTGACACAAGGTCTGCTGAGAACATGAAGAGACAGGAGCCAGATGAGAATGGTTTCGTCGCTGCCTCACAAGCGGAGATTGACATATTGGGTTATGTTGCTCAGATGACAGATTTAAATGGATCTGAGATGTACCAGGATCCATCTAGTGGAAATTTTTACATGGTAAAAAGAGATGCTGAAGGAAACATAGCTAGTACTGTTGATTTTAACGTGCTGAATAAACCTGGCAATATTATATTTAACAAGATTGATCTAAATTCAGCAGTTTCCAATATAAAGAAGACTGGTGAGGCAGATAAAGGATTTAAACGAGAAGGCACAAGGATAGTTACTAAAGAAGGTGTTAAAATCAAAGAGGGTTATGACGAATGGGCTAGAGCGCAAGCTTATGCGGTTGTGTCAAACGACAGGGCTGCAGCAAGTGTCTTGTTAGACTATCCTTCTGTAGATGAAAACGGAAACACGATTAACTATATAACTTATATGGATAGTGAGTCGTACAGCAACAAACAGGATATTATAGACAGAGAGATTCAGGCAAAGGAGATTGTGATGAACAAGAAGATGTCTGAAGAAGAGAAGAAGGAATTCTCAAAAGAAATTGAGAAGCGAATGATACGAATGTATCAGGACAACTCAGGTACATGGCAGCCAGACATCACAGAGGAGCAACAAAAGAAAGCTATAGACAATGTGAAGTCTAGGATCGATATGAGCTTTGGTACATCTGAGACATCTACAGCTGGAAGCTATGGAGGTGGTGGAGGATCAGGTAGCAGAGGTAGCACCGCTGCAAAAGATTATCCCCTAGTTCAAGACGTTGCAGACGCATGGGTTGGAAAGGATATGGAAACTCTTAAAATACTTGGTGACAACAAGTATGACTATAAATGGTCTGGGAAAGACTTGATCGTTACAGATATAGCTAAAGGTGAGTCATATACATTAAGAGATGCCACAATAGACGATTTGGGCCAGTTTATAAATGTTAATCAGAGGACTTGGACAAACGATGTTAACGAGTGGAGAAAAGCTGGTGGTAAGTCAGGTAGCGGATCAACTATTAAATTCAATTGACAATCAAAAGGTTAAGAAATTATGAATGAGAAATTTGTAGAACTTTACAATTACCTGTCAAGTAATAATTTGACAGACTTGAGTCAAGATGATTTTTATTCTAAATACTCTGATCCATCAAAGGCTTCAGAAATTTACAAGTATCTGTCCAGCAAAAACATGACCGATCTTGATGAGCAGTCTTTCTACTCTTCATACTTCGGTTCTAGTAAAAAAAAAGAGCCTACGGTATCGGATGGAGAACAAAGAAAACCTATCACTACATTGGCTACCGCAAAGCAGAAAAAGGTCACACTGCCATCGGGTATTTCAGGTTCAGCAAGATTAGCTGAGAAAGCATCGTTTGGAGCTGCAAAAGGAGTACAAGTATCTCAAGAGGAGAAAGAGGCTTTAGAAAAAGAAAAGAGAATAGAGGCTGAATATGAGAAGCCAATGGAAGTACCTGAGATGGTGATACTTCCTCAGATAGATAAAGGTGTTCAAACAGTATTTAAAGATGGAGAATACTTTCAGAGAGTGCTACTACAAAAACAGGAAGAATATCCATTTTCTATAGGGTTTGATCCATTATCACAAACATTGAAATCAGAATACACTCCATGGAGAAAGGTTGATAATGAATCTGAAATATCTAGATTAGATGAAAATTATTTTGGTGGTCTTCCAAATAAAAGAATATTAGACCAAAGAAAATATATTTCACAAGTAGAGGCAGTTCCATTCAGCATGTTAATGAACTCAAGTCAAGGTGATGTGGTTGACTATCTAAATAATTATTGGTCAGACAAGGGAATCACCGCATATGAATCAGGGTCTAAAATAGAAGTTGTTGACTTCAATGGTAGAACTAAGATTATAGATAGGACAGTTGATGGTATGCGTGAACTAAAGGAGTTCATGAAGTCAATCTCCCAAGAAGAAAAGGTAGCCACGGAAAGAATGACATTGACTGAATATAGAAATTATCAGGTAGAAAAATATATTGAAGATCCAGGGAGTATAGGTAAAGATATACTTGAAGCAGAAGAGCTAGTTATGTCAACTATAAAAAGCAATATAGAAGACATAAAAGCTAGAAAAAATCAAATATTTAAAGATTTAGATGAAATTAAAAAAGCTATAGCTGCTAATGGAGGGAAGAAGAATAGTGATATAAACAAAAGGATTGCTGAACTTCAGCTTGAAAAAGAAACTCTATATAAAGATGTTAAGGCTCTTACTGAAAAAGAAAAATTAATTAATCTAGCCACAGGAATTGCTTTAGAAAAGAAAAGAAAAAGTGAAGAAAAGATAGGTACTTTTAGTGGAGCTTTCTATAATAAACTATTAGAGGGTATTACAAACACATCAGAAGCAGCAGCTAGTCTTGCGATAGATATTATGCCTACAATTTTAGACTTTGCAGGTATTGAGTCTATGCCTGAAATTCAATATGAAAAATATAAATCTGAGGGGAAGACTGATGCTGAAATTATAGATATAGCCAAAAAAGAATTAAAGAAAGACATAATACCTGAACTAGATAAAGGATTAGTAGAGCTAATAGGTTCTGAAACAACAGATGCTTATATAAATTCTGAAGACAGAAATATGTTTGAAAAGGCATTGGTTGGTTTAGCTGAATCTATACCTTCAATGGCAACAGGTATTGGTGGTAAAGGCATGGCTTTATTTTCAATGGCTGCAATGTCATATGCACACATTGATTCTGAAATGAGGGATGACCCCGATTTTGAGAATGTTAGTGAGAATGAAAAGAAGTTAATAGCAATACCATATGCTATTGGCATGGGGTATTTGGAGAGGTTAGGATTCACCGAGATGCTATCTAAGAATCCTGCTGCAAAATCAATGCTGAACAAAGTAGTATTTAATGCTATTAAGAAAACAAAGGGAGGAGAAAATATAGCAGCAGCAGTAAAGAATGGTATTGATAATGAATTAGCAAGTGGAATATTTAGAATAGCAGGTGGTGCTATAATAGAAGCAGAGACAGGTGCTGCACAGGAGGTGCTAAATTTAGCAGTGAAAGATGTATATTCATTAGCTAAGGGAGAACGTATGTTTGATGACCCTCAACTATTCTCATCAGGTGGTGCTGCACAAATAGGTGAATCAGCATTGTTAGAGGGGATAGGTGGTATGTTTATGAAGGGTGCGTTAGAAACACCTGTAATGATTTCTAGAGGAATAAAATCATCTAAAGTAAATAAGGAGTTAGCCGCAATTATGCAAGACTTCTCATCTGATGCAGATATGAAATCTTTAGTTTCAACAAAGCTAAAGACTCAGATAATGGCAGGAGAGATTACTACAGATGAGGCTAAGAACATAATGACTTCATACGATGAAGTCATGGGTATAATGAATAAAATACCTCAAGGATTAAAGCCTAATATAGATAAGGCGTTTGACCTTTTACTAGAAAAGCAAAAGATAGAGAAACAAATAGATGGCAAAGATAAGGCTCTAGTAAAAGATGATATAGATAGAATAAGCCAAATCAATGCTGAGTTAGAAACATTAAGTAAAGAACAAATAGATGCCATTCAAGAGCAAACAGCAGGTGAAGTACCTGTTCAGCCAGAAACCGAAGTTGGCGGAAAAATGGAGGAAGGAACACCCGAATCAAAACCTAAAGTCGTTACCGAAAAAAGTAACCAAGAAAAAATAGACGAACTTGAAGGAATAATTGCATCAGATAATCAATCGATGCAGGAAAACGGATACGGAAACTTAGCACCTGAAGCGAGAGAAGAAGTTCTAAGTGAGTTAGATAAATTAAAGACCCAAAAAACAGCAAACGAATTAATAGTATCTTCTCATGAAAAGGATGGGGGATCTTCTATTAGTCAATCAGGAGAAAACCTAATGGGAAAACCAGGCTACTCAGTCTCTATACATACGGATAGGACTCAAATTGTAGATGGTCAAAATGTAACTGAGCAACAACTAGAGGAATTTAAGAGAAAAAATGCTGATCTTCTTGATGATACAAATAACTTTGTTGGGACATGGTTCGATAAAAAATCTGGGAAAACTTATATAGATATAAGCACTTATGAAGGCAATATAGATAAAGCTAGAAAGATGGGTGCTGACGCCAATCAGAAAGCTATATTCGATCTTCAAAACGGAGTAGAAATAGATACAGGAGGAACTGGCACAGTTACGACTCAAAACTACCAGACGGTGGAGTCTGCTATTGAGGGTAAAGAAAGGAATGAGAACGACGATAGAAAATCGGACGTTTACGAAGCTGTTCGTACCTCTTTAAAGGCTTCTCCTGACACAAAGATAGTTGTTCACGAAACGAGAGATGAGTACCTCGATGCGATAGCGAATAAAACTGGGATGACACGTACTCAGATCGAAGCGGAAGAGGCTGAGGGGGCTACATTCGGATCGTATCTAACTGAGGATGGAGAGGTTCATATAGATCTTACTGGTGCAGACAAGCAAACGGTTTTTCACGAGGTATTCCACGACATAGTGAAGCAGCTCGGAATCGAGTCCAAGGCTATGATCGATATGGTCAAAGACTTGAAAGCAGTAGTTACAGATAAAGCCTTGCTTGCTAAGATTGACAAGTTCACCGAAGCATACGAGAGAGGTGAAAGGGATGAGGAATTCTTAGCCGAGATAGTATCCGATTTGGCTGCGAATGCAGGCAAGCTTGACACAACAAGACTGCAAAAGCTTATCACTATCATCAATAAAATTGCTTCTAAACTTGGGTTGACCCAAGTATTGTCGAACAGAGCTAGTCGATCTGAAGTGGTTGACTTCGTGAATAGAATGGCTAAGTCGCTTCGAGAGGGGAGGGGGATAAATATTTCCGAGATGAAAGCGGAAACAAAAGAGGAGATCAAGAAGAGGTTAAAAAGGATTGATGTAGACAAGGTTAGATCTAAAGATCGCCCTGGTAAAAGGATATCAAAAGGCTTATCTGTAAAAGGTTCAGGAGATAATAAAATTGCCACAGAAACCGACGGATTGTCAATTGAATATGTGAAGAAAAACGCTCCTAAAGTATTTATATCTAATGCGAATATCTTAGCGTCATACCACCTGGTTAATGGTGTAAAGAAGTTTGGCAAGGTAACAACACTTGATCAGGCTCAAGATGTATACAATATATTCACTAGAGAGGTTGCGGATAACTTGAAGTACCTAATGAGTGAATTCAATCAAGAGTTGAGAGATGTTTCTACATTGTGGTATGACGGAGCTAATCTTATAGCTAACAACCTAGCAGAAAAGTATGGAACAACTCCCGAGCAAGTAGCTGGAATAATAGCGTCGTTATCACCTCAGAAAGATTGGTATATGAATGTTAGACTTGCGGAGCTGGTGTTAGATGCATATGCTAAAAATCCAATAGTAACCAAGGAAATGGTTGACTATCAAATGTCTGTAGCTAATATTGGATTGTACGAAAACAATACGTCTCCAGGGAAGAAATTAAAGAAGGCTGAGAATAAATACAAGAAGTCAAAGACGAAAGCAAACAAAGAAGCTTTAGATATCGCTAGGGATAAGATGATAAAGGCTGAATATGCAGTATCAAAAGTTATGGCCATGTTAGAATCTCATATAGGTGAGAATCTGAAGTCGATACCTGAACATGTCCAGCCATATGTAGTAAGAACTTATCATGAAGTAAACACCACAAAAGATTACAATAAGCTGACTCCAGATGGAAATGTTTCTGGTATTGCCACAAAAAAAGATGGCTCTAAAGCAAAACTAGCGTGGGGGTCATATACTGAAATAGGGAAAGCGGTTTCCATTTATAATGATGGGACACCTGATAATATCACAAGGTCATTAGGCCAGATGCACAAGATCAGGAATTTTTACAATAATATAATAGACCCAATGAGTAAGGATGGTGATGTCACTATAGATACTCATGCAGTTGCAGCAGCACTGCTAAAGCCATTATCTGGCAATTCAAAAGAGGTTAGTCAAAATTTTGGAACTGGAACAGCTAATTCTGGATCATTAGGAATAAAAGGGCTATACTACGCATATGCCGATGCATACGCTTTAGCCGCTAAAGAGACAGGTTTACTACCGAGACAAGTTCAAAGTATAACATGGGAAGCTGTAAGAGGCTTGTACAAGGATACATTTAAGAGTCAATCAAGCAATGTAGATAGTATTAACGAAATATGGAATAAATATGCGAATGGAGAAATCACAAAACAAGAAGCAAGAGAGCTTTCAAAAGAAAGAGCAGGAGGGATCGATGATCCAACCTGGGCAGGAGGGCCTGTTCAAGAAGGGGCTGGAATTAGCGACAGGGAGAGCGATGGAGGAACAGGAATTGATCGAATTGAATCTGATACTGTCAGGGATAGATTAGCTGGAAGAAAAAAACGAATGACCGAGCCAGTTCCAGGCAACAAGTTATTCAATAAGCCACTTACTGAAGCAACAGATATCGCTAAGGCTTACATGGATCGAGCTGGTATGGAGTATGTGCAGGTCGAGAAGATATCAAAACTGGACGAAAACAATTCAAAGCGTATAGCTAATGCATACGACCAGATGAAGGACGATCCTACAAATCCAGAGGTGAAAGAAGCTTACGATGCGATGATCAATGAGACCATCGATCAGTACGAGGAGATTATCAAGAGCGGATATGTTGTTGAGATAAACAACGAGGAGCCATATTCATCTTCTGAGGACATGATAAATGACCTTAGAGAGAACAAGCGCATGAAGATATTCTCTACTGAGTCTGGATTTGGAGACGAGCCTATAACAGATGAACAAAGAGAAAGCAATCCATTACTAAAAGAAACCAAGTACAAAGACGCAAACGGAGTTCCTCTTCTTGCAAACGACCTATTCAGATTCGTTCATGACTTCTTTGGTCATGCGAAATTAGGTAACAGCTTTGGGCCAATTGGAGAGGAAAACGCATGGAGGGTTCACTCTGTGATGTACTCTGATCTAGCTGTTAAAGCTATGACATCAGAAACGAGAGGTCAAAACAGTTGGGTTAATTTCAGTGGTGTAAATAAGGAGGTTTTCAAGAAGCGCGATAAAGCTAGGGAGCTACGCAAACAAGGAAAGATAGAAGAAGCTGATGCACTTGTAGGAGAGGTGTATGAGGAGATGAAGTTTGC